AATGGGGCTTCTATTGCTCTTAACTTTAATCGGGTAGAAGGCTTTTCCTATTCCTCTGGAAGCGGACTGGATGCAGCTCAGGCAGCCATGCTCTCAACTATCAACGACAATGCTGCTACCACAAATGAAAAAGTCCAAACCCTTAAAAATCCATCTTTGATAATAGACGGAGAGATAATTATCTAGCTACCATAAAAATAAGACTTCATTTGACTAAATGATGCAGTGGACAAATCAGTATTTATTACTCCTACTACAATGGGTGGACATCTTTCTAAACTTAAAAATGCTAGTTATATAGTTGATGGGGAAGTGATAATATAGTATATATGATTAATAATAATGCCCTAAGATATTTGAAGTCACGAATAAAGAAAAATATTATTAACCAAGATGAGTACGACAAGGTAAAACTGGAATCTGAAGCTGCTAGGGAACTCTATGAAGATAAAAGGTTTTCTTTTTTGGTAGATTTTCTCAATGATAATAAGAAGTATATTTTGGATTTGATAGCTAAAAATGACTTAAAAGATGTAACTGAAACGATAAGAAATAAGAATATAACTAAGAGTTTTAGAATCCCTAAAGATGAGCAATACTTTGAAAATGCTGGTGTATATAAATTTATTGGTAAGTTACAGAATTTTATAACAAATACTTCTAATAGAAAATCAGAATTAGATAGTGATATTGATAGAGGTATTTTTGTTCTAGAAGAAAAGGAAAAGAAAAATGGCTGAAGAATTTAACAAACCAACGAATGAATGGATTGAGGAAACAGAAATAATAGATAAACCTACCTATATTTTAGACCCTGTTACCAAGAAAGCTGAATTGGTAATAAAAAAGGAAGAAGTCAAGTTCAAGACAATGTATAACAGTATGATTACTGTTGGTACTTTCTGTAAAGAAGAAGACCATAAATGGGAAATGGATAACCCTAGAGAACAAATAGTTAAGTGTACAAAATGTAAATGTAAAAGAAGATTGCACCCAATAAAACAAAGATTAGTTGATGGTGTCATAGTTTCTAGATAAGTTCTTACCCTATTTTTAAAAAAGTGTGTAATACTTGAGTTGAGTTATTATTTGCTACTTTTTGGCAATAGCACTTTCGGGGTTCATTCGCACCTCGTCAAATAAAGCGTTAAAGTCAATTTAGCACAAAAAGGAGAAAATATGCCTATCTTTGATGAAGATAGTAGTGTAACTATAGAATCGGAAGATTCTTTAGATACTACAGAAGAAACAACTGACGAAGGTCAGGAGGACATTAACAATTCGGAAGATGGTGAAACAGAATCACCTGCTACCCCTGAAACTACAGCTCCAGAAGCTGATGTTACAGATAAGGGAACTAAATTAGCAGATGACCCTCTGTCTAGAGCCAATCAACTACGAGCCAATGCTGAAGCAAAATTGAATCAAGCCATTGACTATATTAATTATTTAAAGAACAACCAACCTCAACCTCAAGTAGAACCAAAGAAAGAGGGTGAAGAAGAACTTTTTTTAGATGCGACAAAAATTGAAACTACTGAAGACTTGCAAAAGTTTGCTGCTAGTTTAAAGCAAGTAGTTGAAGCTAAATACCAGCAACTTGAGAAAAATTTTTCTAGTTCTATTCAAGAACGACAAATAGAAAGAACTCAAGAAAGTGTAGCCAAGGGGATAGAATCTATCCAAACTAGCTACCCAGAATTAAGAGAGTTTAATGCTGATGGAACGAAAAATCCTATGTACAACCCTGTGTTGGACAAAGAATTATCAGACCAGATTGTTGAACTTGATTATGATGAAGCTCGTGGTATTTATAAAGGTAGTGTTAATATAGCGAAATTAGCAGAAAGAATAGTTAAAAGCTATCGTTCTGGTAAAAGTAGTGGTACAGAAAGTGCCAAAACTAAGATAATTGATAAAAAAATCGGTAGTCTTAGGAACACACCAGCAGCTAATCCATCTAACGAAGAAAACTCTGAATCGGCAGAAAGTTTTATAGCTAATGCCATCAAAGCTAAAAGATAATCTATCTTTATTTAAGATAGGCATAAGTCACGAAAGTGGCAGTAACCATTATTAATTATTATTTAAAATTAAAAAAATATGAGTACAATATACGGACAACAGACTACTCTTGCCGCAAGGGAAGATAATCTGCGTATCAATATAGAATCTGCAATCAAGTCTTATCCTGATTGGCAGTTTCCATTATTAAAGAGATTAAATTCCAGTATCTTTAATAGTGAAGTTAAATCACATAAATATGAATGGACTGAAAGAGATTTGCGACCAGTTGTCGCCAAAGTAGCTTCTGCTACTGTTGCTGCTGATGCCACTTCTATGTATGTTGATACTGCTGGAGTTTTCAATGTTGATGATGTTTTACAAAAACCAGATGGCGAACAAGTGATTGTTACTGCTGTTGCTGGTGGAACATTATTGACTATTAAACATTGGTCAGGTACTCCTGAAAGTATGGTTCTTGGTGAAACAGTCAAGCGTATCGGTGTCGCTTCCCCACAAGGAAAAGATGCAGATGATATGGTGATTGTTGGAACTGAAGATTTATACAACTACACTCAAATTTTTGAGGATGTTGTCCATTTATCTGGTTCTCAAAGAGAAGCATTAATTCATGGAGATGAAAAACAAGCACAATTAATTACCAGAAAACAAAAAGAGTTGATGGAAGTTTTGCAATCAACTTTATTGCTAGGTCAAAGAGCTAAAAATAATGAAGAACAACGATACACCATGGGTGGTCTTAAATACTTCATTGATACCTATGCTCCAGCCAATGCGATTGATTTTGGTGGTTCTGCTACTTGGACTTCTGAAGCTAATGTTATTGAAAAATTTGATGATGCTGTAGAGAAAATAGCTGATAAAATGGGAAATAAACCTACCATTTACATTGGTTTCAAAGCCATGCGTAAGCTAAAGAACTACACTAAAGCTATCATCAATGAAGATAGAAGGTCAGACAAAGCACGAGGTACTGCTTTACCTCAAAAATATCTTTCACAACTTGGTGAATTGGATATAGTTCAACTCCGAGAAAGAACTGGTGCTATGGATGATTTAATCTTCTTCTTAGACGAGGAATCTGCTGGTTACAAAGCCTACAGAAATCGTGGTTGGTCTACTGAAGAATTAGCTAAAAATGGTGATTCATACAAGTGGCAAGTACTTGGAGAATATACCTTCAAATTAGCTACTCCAAAAGTTCACTCCTACATTTACAATCTTGGACTTTAATCAGAACTCCAGATTTGCCTTTATGACAAATCAAAAAGTTATTAGTTAAGAAAAAAAATATATGAGTACCGCAACTGGTAGAGAAATATATGTGCTAGGCAAACAAGCCTGGGGTAATCGTGAAGTCGTTATCGTAGAAGATGGCGAAATCCATGACCAACCAGCTACAGCCGAATACACTTATGCTTCTGACCTAACCAAATTTCCTTATTCTGAATAAGTATAAGTTTAAATTTACAACCCCTCTTTTTATAAGGGGGGTTTTTTTTGATATAATTGAACATGATTAGAAACTGCTATGTTTGTCGTAAAAGAAAAAAAATAAAACTTTTTGCTAAAGACAGTAGTAAACCATTTGGTTATAGTTATCGTTGCCTTGAGTGTGAAAAAATTAGAAATAGAAAACGAAATAAAATTAGAAGAATTAAATATGCTGATTATTATAAAAAATATTTAAAAAAATATTGGAAAACTTATGTTCAAGATTCAGTTAAAATACTTGCTAGAAACAGAGTTAATTCTGCTGTTAAATCTGGAAAGTTAGAAAAAATGCCTTGTATTATTTGCGGAAGTGTTAAATCAGAAAAACATCATCCTAATTATTTAAAGCCACTTGATATTATTTGGTTATGTAAAAAACATCATTCAGAAGAACATCAGAAAAAAGTATAGTTTTGTATATTTACCTCATTTAGACTTAATAAGGTTATAATTGATTTATGACAATAAAACGCTCTTACATTACTACTCTTGGAGATTGTTTATTAGCAATAGCACCTTATATCGGTGGCTCTGTTCCTGCTAGTACTACAGTTGATTATGCGAACTTAGTTAGATGGATAGTTGCTGCTCAAGAAGATGCTGCTAAAAGAGCACAATGGTCTAGGTTATTAGCTCCTGCAACTTTGACTTTGACTGCTGGTGATACTGAAAAAGCATTACCTTTAGATTTTCACAAAAGAACTGGTATTTACATTTTTGATGTTGGTGGTATTGATTGGTCAGAATATGATAATACTGATGGACAAACCTTAACTTGTTTACAAGACCAAACAACTGGTGCTTGGAAAGTTAGATTTGGAACAGCTATAGCAACTAGTACAACTGCTACACTTTGGTATTTCTTCAATCCACCTATTCCTGTTGCTGAAGCAGACCCAATATTCTTAGATGGAGATATGATTGTTTTTGGTGCTTTGAAAGAACACTTTAGAAAAGCTAGACAACCAGGTAGCCAAGATGATGCAAGAATAGAATATGAAAACCGCCTAAGAGAACAACTTAGCCTTGATAATATGCCTAGCAAACAAGAACTTCTTGGATTTAACTATCCACAAAGATTTAGAAAAAGTGATAGGCAATATTATTACTCTGGGAGGAAATAAAGATGTACCAATATGGTCAAAAAAGAAAAGACCCAACTATTAAGGTAGATGGGAGTAAGACCTTTTCTGAAGGTCTATCTCAAGCTGCTCATCCTACAGCTATTAAAGCAAGTGAACTAGCAGAAGCCCAAAATGCCATGTATATCCAAAATGGTGTAGTAGAAAAAAGACCTGGATTTGTAATTAGAGGTGAAATTGGAGAAGGTGAAGTAAGTCCTTTATTTTTAGGTAGTATTAAAATTGGAACTGATAGAAGTGTTTATAAAATAACTTCTGATGGAATATTAAAAAAATATATAGAATCTTCTAATATCTGGTCGGTTGTTTCTGGTGCTCCAACTTGGACAAAAGAAACTAATGTTTTGCAAGGTTGGGGTTGGGTAGTTTTCTATAATGATACTGATGATTTAACTGCTTGGGATGGTACTTCTTGGATTACTTATGATTTATTAGCAGACCCTGATACTGCTCCTACTGTTGAAAAACAAGGTTCTGGGACTGGATATACAACCTATCATTACCGTTATGTTTGGTACAACGAAGCAGGACATACAGTTGCTTCTCCACTAGGAACTTTGGCTAATATGCCATTAGTTTTAGATGCTACAACTTATATTAAAATAACTGTTCCTGCTGCTCCTGCTGGTGCTGATACGGTAGCAATTTTTAGAACAACTGGTACTGCTGATGAATGTTATTTAGATTCAATACCAGCATCTCAAACAGTCTATCTTGATAAAGGTGAACTAAATATAGATGGTACTTATCCATATCCAACTGAAAATACTACTGCTGGTATGCACTTTAAATATGCAGTAGTTTATAAAGATGCTATTGTTGGTGTAGCTGTAGAAACTGGTGATGATACTATTGTATCTTCTGCTGGATTAGATGAATTTCTTAATTTTGCTCCTTCTTATGGTGCTAGTTTCTTTTCTTGGTTAAAGCAAGATGATGATGAAATTAGAGGATTACATAGTTATAAAGAAAAACTTTATATTTTCAAAAGAAATAAAATTGGTGCTTTTAGTTTCTTATCTGATGGTGGTTCTAAGGTTGAAGAAATTAGTTTAGCTGCTGGTGCTTTAAGCCACGATTCAATTCATTCTGCTGGTAATGAAGTTAGATATTTTGGTCCAGAAGGTCCAATGACTTTAGGATATGAAGCTAATTATGGAGATGTAGTTAGAACTAGAGTAGTTGGTGCTAAAGCACAAACAATAATTGATACATTAACTTCTCAAGATGAAAAATTAATTTCGTCAATTTTCTACAAAGGTATTTCTATGTGGGGAATAGTCAGAGGTTCAGCAGGTGATGGTGTTACTTCTACATTAACATTAAATGAAAGATTTGCTGCTTGGTCAGAATGGGTTGGATTTAAACCTAAAAAATTATGTAAATTTGTAGATGGAAACAACAAGGAAAGACTATTTTTTACTAATCCAACTGATGGGGGTGTTTATGAAGCTTGGGAAGGGAAAAATGACAATGGAGTTCCAATAACATTTAGATTAACTACTAAACAGTATAATCAAGATTCTGCCTACGCTTACAAAACTTATTCCAAAATTTATTATATTTTTGGGAATGTTAGTGGTGGTAATACTAAAATTGTTTACATTAAAGATGGTTATGAAAGGTCTGCTCAAAGAGTACTTTATTTAAGTAGAAGTGGCAGAATTGGTTTTGGAGTTGATAAGTGGGGAACTATCGCTTGGGGTGAATCTAGTGGTAGTTACAGTAGTGATGTTTCTGGTATCAATGTCCGATTTATTGACCTAAACAATCAGGAGATGTTTTCTATCCAAACAGAAATTGTTAATGATGGACTAGATGATATAGTTCAAATTATGAGTATTTATATTGAGTATGCTGATAGTACTCTACCTCTACCTGGAAGCTATGAATTACCAATTAACTATACTTAATAATGCCTATATATTTAGCCAATGACAGTTATGAAGGATTTTTACAAACCACTTACAATCCTGGCGAATCTGTCTTTGATGTAGATAATGTTCCATTAAATGTTCCTACCATTGTTGTATCTGCACCTGGAACAGTATATGAAGCTGTTTTTACTGTTACTGGTAAAACTATAAATGCTTTAACTGGTGTAACTAGAATTAGAGGATATAATGGAGTTTTGGTTGAAGGTACTGCTATAACTTGTCTTAATAATGAAGAATTTATTAACCAATATAGAACTTATTTAGCCATTGATGCAACTTTTATAGAAGACACAACAAATACTGATACTTATGCTGGTTCAATGGCAGATACTCTTTTAGCCTATACAGCAGGTCTTAAAATAAACTTAAAGGTCACTAATGCCAATACTGGTGCTTCTAGTCTAAATATTGATAGTTTAGGTGCTAAATCTATAAAGAAAAATGTTTCTGAAGACATTGAAGAAGGAGATATAAAAGCAGGTCAAGTTATTCCCTTGGTTTATGATGGTACAAATTTTCAGATAGTTGGTGGTGGCGGTAGTGGCTCTGGAGATTTTTTAGTTACCCAAGTTTTTAGTTAGATGTTAATATAAATTATGTCAACAGCAGTAAAAAGAAAATTATCAGGAAGTACAGATGGAATGCCAATTAAGGTAGTAGCAACAGCTACAGCAGGAACTACAATACATACAGCAGTAGCTGGAACAACTGCTGGAACTTTTGATGAAATATGGCTTTATGCTTATAATGGTCATACTACCGCAGTTACCTTAACGATTGAGTATGGTGGAGCAACTGTACCAGACCAGAATATCGTCATCACCTTGCCTTCAAAGTCTGGACTTAATCTCATAGTACCAGGATTGATTTTACAAAATGGACTGGTAGTTAAAGCATTTGCTTCAGTAGCCAATGTGATAACTATTTCTGGTTATGTAAATTCAATAACTGACTAATGGCAATAGAACTAAAAGACACACCACTTTATGTAGATTCATCATTGATTGGCTTATGGCGATTTGAGGGTAATAATACTGATGAAAAAGGTCTTTCTTGTACTGATTACAATATCTCGTATAGTGCTGGTAAATTTGGTCAAGGTGCGAACTTTAATGGTGCTTCTTCAAGAATAGATGTCACAAATTCGGCTAACTATGATGTTTCAAGATTGACAATTAGTGCTTGGATAAAACCAACTTCTACAACTCAAAATGGTTTCATCTTTGAAAAAGGTTCAGTAAATACTCAATATTCATTATTTTTAGAGGGTACGATAATTATTTTTAGAACTCATAATGGAACTACTACACATGACCTTATTGGTGGAATGACCGCTATGGGTATTGTGGCTGGAAATTGGCATCATGTAGTGGTTACTTATGATGGTCAACTGAAAAAGATGTATGTTGATGGAATTTTACGAAGAACTGCTGTATATACTTCAACTTTGAGAACTGGTCAATCTGGTCAAAGAATTGGAGCTTATGGTGGTGCTACTCCTGCTTATTGGTTCAATGGTTCAATGGATGATGTGGCTGTATTTGGTCGTGCATTGACTAATAAAGAGGTTCGTGAATTGTATGATGGAACAATGAAAAAGTATGTAAAAAATACTTTAACCAAATATAGAAGAGATAGATTTGTTGGCTATGTGGAAAAGGGTAGACAGATAGTAAACACACCATTATTTAATGACCCAAATTTGGTTGGTTACTGGAAATTAGATGGTAATTCTGCTGATTCAAAGGCTTCAAACAATGGAACTGATACTGCCATGCTTTATCCTGATGAAAATAGTCATTGGGGTAGACCTGCTAAGTTCAATGGTTCAACTTCTCATATTCAGGTAGCTAATATAAATCACCAAGCTAGTGATTTTACCTATTCTTGGTGGGTTAAATGGAATGCTCCTGTAACTGGTATTCAAACCTATATTGAAAATGGTTCTTGGGGAAATACGCTTTTAATTAGGCAAGAAACATATAACGCATTGAATATTTACGCCATGAGTACTAGTTATGGTTCTTTTAATTTTGTACCGATAGTGGGGAAATGGCATCATTTAGCTTTGGTTAGAAGTGGAAACACACTATATCTATATGTTGATGGTCAATTAGCTGGAACTTTAGCCTTTAATGTAACTATTACTCCTGCTACAAATATGTGGTTTGGTGCTTCTCAACATTCATCTACTCAATGTATTCAGGCAAATATGGTTGACATAGCTATTTTTAGTCGTGCTTTAACAGAAAGTGAAGTTCAGCAGATTTGTTATGGTTTCAAAGAAAAGAACAATCTTCAGGACTATAAAAGGTTAGAAGATAATGAAACTGACCCAGAAGTAGAAGAGGGTGAATTAATGTCACCAACTGATATTTATGGTTGCAAGGCTTGGATTGATTTTTCAACACTTGGTGGTTTGTCTGATGGAAGTGCTATTTCGTGGTCTGCTGATTTAAGTGGAAATGGTAATGCTTTAGGTCAAATAGCTGTTGCTCAAAATCCTGTTTATAAGCCAAATGTTTTGAATGGATTGGCTACTGCTAGAGGAACTATTGCTTCTTCAACTACTTTCTTAATTCCTTGGAATTATGTACCAGCTTCAGGTGGAACTATCACAAAATCTGGAGATTATACAATCCATACTTTTACTAGTAGTGGTACTTTCGTGGCTAATTGCGATTTAACAGTTGAAGTTATGGTTGTTGGAGGTGGTGGTGGAGGTGGTCAAGAACTTGGTGGTGGAGGTGGTGGCGGTGGTGTTGTCTGGAACTCTGCTTATGCTGTTGCGGCTGGAAATCATACTGTAACAATTGGTAATGGAGGTGGAAGAATCTACAATAATGGTGTTGGTTCAAATGGTGGAAACTCTGTATTTTCTGGTTTAACTGCTTATGGTGGTGGAGGTGGTGGAGGTGCTACCAATGGTGCAAATGGAGGATGTGGAGGTGGTGGAGGTTCAAGAAATAATACTTGGTATTATGGTGGTTCTGGCTCACAGGGGTATGCTGGAGGTAAGGATAACTATGGTACTTGGACTGGTTTAGGTTCTGGAGGTGGAGGTGGAGCTGGTGCTGTTGGTGGTGACGGTAGTGCTAATGCTGGAGGAAATGGTGGAGCTGGTTTCACATGTCCGATAAATGGTGTTACTTATGCTGGTGGAGGTGGAGGTGGTGCTGGTGATGGTCGTACTGGTGGTACTGGCGTTAATGGTGGAGGTAATGGTAGGGCTGTATCAAATAATCCTGGTTATGATGGAACTGCTAATACTGGAGGTGGTGGTGGAGGTGGAGGTGGTGGTGCTGGTAGTTGGGGTTCATCTATGGGTGGTTCTGGTATAGTAATTGTCCGTTATAGAACACCACAATCTTCAATATTTTATATTGCTAGAAAAACAAGCACAGGTGGTCGTGTTTTATCTGGTAGAACTAACAACTGGTTAATGGGTTATTGGAGCAACTATAAACAACAAGCCTATTATGAGGGTTGGATTGATACCAATTCGGATGTCGCTAATGAAACTGCTTTTCATGTATGGACAGGCATTACTGATACAACATCTTACTTAATGGAGGATGGAAGAATAGTTAAATATGGAACTGGTGGTACTACTCCGCCTTTTGGAATATGTATTGGATATTTAGGAACTTCTGAATTTTCAGACTTTGATATTGGTGAAATTATTGCTTATAACAGAAATCTTAATTCAAGAGAGAGGGAACTGGTGTCAAATTATCTACTTAAAAAATGGGGAATGGATTACAATGTAGCCTTAATGAAGCCAGTAACTACTTCTTGGGCTTCAACTAATCCCTGGAATGTAACTGATGGCTCAACTTGGACTGATAGTTGGGTTGGAGTAAATGGTACTGCTTCTGTAACCATAGACTTACTTGAAGTTTACAATGTTAATAGGGTAGATATATTTCATTATTGGTGGGATGGTAGAACATATTATTATAATAAAGTGGAAACTTCACCTGATGGGGTTACTTGGACAACTAGATTTGATAGTGAAGTTAATGGTAGATATGCTGAAACCTATAAAGGTAAAACAATAACCTTTACTACTACTCCTGTTAGATATGTAAAACATACCCTAAATGGTTCTTCAGCTAATCCTGGTTCTCATTTTTCAGAAGTTAGAGTTATGGGAAAATAATGTATTACCCTTATTTATTAAAACTAAGCTAAAATAGCTTATGGCTACATTTTATTACGCAAATGACAATTACAACAGTAATCTTTCTGCTGGTTTTACTGCTGGAGAAACAACAATGTCAGTTATTACCGTACCAGCGAATGTACCTACTTTACTTTGTTTTGGCTATGGTACGGACAAAGAGTGTGTTTATTCTATAACTAATAAAACAACCAATAGTTTAACTGGTGTTGCTAGAGTATCTGGATATGCAGGAAACTTGGATGCTCAAATGACTGTTGCTTGTTTAAATAATGAAGGATTTATCAATCAATTAGGTTCTGTTGTATCTAGCCCTGAAACCTTGGCTGATAATATTTATGGTGCTGATGGTGGCGGAACTGATGCTTATGAAATTTCTTTAGACAGTCCACCTTCCGCTTATGTAACTGGTATGTTTATTTTATTTAAAGCAAATACCGCCAATACTGGTGCTGCTAGTTTAAATGTAAATGCTTTGGGTGCTAAGGCAATAAAGAAAAATTATAACTCTGATTTAACTGATGGAGATATTGTTTCAGGTCAAGTAGTTGGGGTTGTTTATGATGGTACTAATTTTCAACTGGTTGGTGGAAATACGGCAAAAGCTAGTTCTGCTGAAATAAATACTGGAACAGAACCAAATAAATTTATAACGCCAGAGCAATTAGCAGGAAGTAATTTACCTGTTCCAACTGCTTCTGGAACAACAGGTTATTATCTTAAAAAAAGTGCAGGTGGAAGTGAATGGGCTTCTCTTGTGGTTAATCGTGCTTTTACTTGGTATTTAGATGGAACTTCTATTGTTGCTGATGAGGTTGGAGCAAAATATATTGCACCCCAAAATTTAACTGTAGTTAAAATAATTCATAAAACTGTTTCTGGTACTGCAACTATTAGATTACAAAAAGGAACTACTGATATTGATGCTGGTATTTCTGTTACTTCAAGTGCTGCTGCTGAAACAACTATTACTACTCCAGCTATTACTGCAAATGATGTAATAACTCTTGATATAACTGCTGCTTCATCTTGTGTTGGATTAACAGTTACTATGGAGTGTACACAACCTTAATATGGCTAGAAAAATAACAGTTAATTGTACATGTAAAAAGTGTGGTAATAAATTTCATCCGAAAGATTCTGCCCGTAGATTATATTGTTCACGAGAATGTCGGGTTGCTGATAGAAAAATAAATAACTGTATATGTAAAAATTGTGGTAAAAAATTTGTTTCTAAATGTAAAGATATAACAAAATATTGTAGTGTTGATTGCTGGTTAAGTAGATATGAGAATAGACCCAAAGGTGAAAAAAGTTCAAATTGGAAATATGGATGTAAAGAATACTTTAGACAAATTGCAAGAAGTATAACTGGTTCAAATAAAGATGGTTTAGTAACCCATCATATAGATGGTAATTATAAAAATAATTCTCCAGAAAATTTGCAAATTATGACAAGAAGTGAACATACAAAATTACATTGGTTACAAGGTGATATAAGGAGGTCCCATTGCAATGGTTAGACCGAGTTAAATTTGGGAATGGTAGTAATGGTGCCCCAACCACTATTACTAATTACTTTAATACTTTTACTGGGACTTCTGGACAAACAAGTGGAACTATTAGTGCTGGTTGGGTTTGGGATGCTCCTGTTTTAATTCATCAATCTCAGGGAACAGGTGCTGGTCAATGGGAACTAAACTGGGGAACAGTATCATCTGGAACAACAATAACATTGAAATATCCACTTTCTTATACTTACGGAACTGGTGCTCAGATAGTTACCCTACACCAATATACTGGTGGAACTTTCAGTGGAACACACACTGGAACAGCATGGAATGGTAGTTATGGTGGAATTATAGCTTTGATGTGTAATGGAGATTTAACTATTAGTGGAACTATAAGTGTTAATGGTATTGGATTTAGGGGAGCCTCTGGTGTAGGAGTAGGGGGTGGAATAGACGGGAAACAAGGAGAAGGTTATGGTAGTTCTACTTATAACGGAACCTCATATAATTATAATTACAATGGCGGTGGTGGTGGTGATTTTCAAGTAAATCAATCTGGTGGTGGTGGTGGTGGTGGAAACGGAACTGCTGGTTCTACTGCTCCAAATTCAACTAATGCGATTGAAGGTATTGGTGGTATCGCTGCTGGTAGTGCGGATTTGACAAGTATTGTCTTTGGTGGCGGAGGTGGTTCTGCTTGTACTGGAAACGACGGAAGTGGTCAGAGTGGACCAGGTGGAACTGGTGGTGGGGCTATTTTTATTTTTGGGAAAAATATAACAGTTTCAGGTTCTATTACTTCTAATGGGTCCAATGGTTCAGGACAAATCTATGCTTCTGGTGGTTCAGGTGGAGGTGCTGGTGGTTCAATAATTATTAAATGCCAAGGAGCGACGATAGGGACAAATAAAATTCTTGCTTCTGCTGGAGCTGGAGGAACAACTGGACAAGGTTATGGCGGTGATGGTGGTGTTGGTCGTATTCGTGTAGAATATGCTGATTCTATTTCTGGTTCAACTTCTCCTACCGCTTCAACCGCACAAGTAACTACATTAAAATCACAAATTTATGGAGGAATGATTTAATATGAACAAATTAGGAGAAATATTAAAAAATATTAAAAATAGATTATTTAAAAATAGTCCACCTCAATCTATTTCTGCGGAATCTCAACAACCAACTGCTATTCCTACTCAAATTCCACAACCTCAACCTATAAACATAACTGTTCCAGGTGATAATGGTGAAGATTTTAGGATGCCAAATAGGTCTAATAATCCAAATAATAAACTAACAGCAGAAGATTTATTTGATGTATTTGATAAGTATAAATTAGCTACAGAATCAGCTCAAGTTTTAAAGCATCCAATGCAACAAACTTATACTCCTGAAGAAATAGAAAGAATTGGTAAAGAAAGTTATAATCGTGGTGAAAATCCTGAATTTAGTACTGGTGAGATGGAAGCACCAAATGATGATGGAACTTTTGATTATGGTCCAATGAGAATAAATGATGGTGCGATAGAAGAACTTTTAAATCGTTCAGATTTTTGGAAACAGGCTGGTGCTAAAAGAGGAATAAATAGTTTAGAAGATATTAAATCTGATACTAGAAAAAATATAGAAGCTGCTCTTTTAACTTTACTTGATAGCAATTATAATACTTATAAGCAAGAAATGAAGAATCAGGGAACACAATATCCAGACCTTAGTGGAAAGATGAATTGGGGTAGATGGTATGCTGCTCCATTAAATCTAAAAAATAGATAATTACCCTGTTATCTTGTTTGTGATATACAATAAATTTATGAATTACATTTTAATAAATAAATAAATATGGTACATAAAGGCTCGTGGGGTACTCCCGATTTAGGTATTTCAGAATGGTTAGCAGATAGACTTGGTATTCCAAGAAATGCACAAGGTGGTTCTGAAACTGGTATTGTTGGCACAACTGGTCTTATAAATAATGGAGTTCAAGATTATGCTCCAGATTATCAACAGGCTGCAACTAAAGTAAGTGAAGCTCAAAAATTAGCTGCTGCTAGAACTGGTGATACTCTTGGTGCTACTACAACTACTTTAAATAATTCTCCAACCACAACTACAACTGAAGTTCCTGGTATGCAAACTGAAGAAGATTTGTATAGACAAAGAGTACAAAATGCTCAAAATAGTTTATCTGTATTATTAAATAATATTCAAACTCAACTTGGGTTAGCTGCAAATAGAAAAGGTAATATTCAAGGACAACTAGATACTTCTTATTGGGGTGGAAATGACCAAGTTGGTAGTCTTAATCCTACTGGTGGTTTAATTGGTTCTAATTTAGCTAAAAAGGCTTCTGAATTAGGTTTATTGGATGAAAAACAAGGTTTAATTAATGACCTTTATCTAGGTAATGAAGAAAAAGGACAAAAAGGATATTACACTTTAAATGAAGAAAATCGTCAAAGAGTTTTAGATACTCTTGATAAAAATGCTGCTAATGCTGGTGCTGAAGCTGATAGAGTTTTGGGTACTAATGCTAGAAAATTCCAAGATACTAATACTCTTAATCGTGTTTTAGCTAAAGCTAGAGGTATGGGTGGTTCTAGTGTATATGGTAATACTCAAAATAAAGCTAGATACCAAGCAGAAACTCTTAATAAGGAAGTTAATGCTGATAAAGCTGATAAGATTTTCCAAACTGGTATTGAAAAGGGTGAACAGAATAATTGGTATGATACAAAAGATTCTGAACTTAAATCTGAATATGGTAATAAATCAACTGCTATTAAAGGTGAAAAATTTGATACAGAAAAATTCCATAATGACTTAGATACACAATATCGTGGTGATTACAAAGCTGCTTGGGATGATGAAGAAATTACTTATAATTCAAACGCTTCAAATCTATTAGCTCAAGAACAAATCTTTGGTATTGATAATGCTGATAAATTAGACCAATTATATGCTGAACATTTGCAAAGAAGGGATGCTATTGCTGATTATGCTAGTAAACAAGGTCAAAAATCTACAGAAATAACTAATGATGTTAGGAATAAACAAAGTACTATCAATAATAGAAGTTCTTTAAATAATATTAAATCTACATTAGAAAATAATAAAGCAGTAGACACTATGAATAGCGGTAAATTAAGTGATGTCTATAGTACAAAGATTGCTGATAATACTGCTAACCAAAATAGTCTAAATGCTGTTCTTGCAAGTATGAAAGATATTGGCTTACCACAAGAAGCTAATGCTTCTGCTACAATGAATATAAGAAGACCAAATTCTCTATTAGATGAGAAAGATAAATATGGTTATTTAATTAACAACCTCTTCGGCAAAGCATACGCTTAGAGGAAACCATCCTATGGGATTCCTCAATAATTTAATAGGCAACATAAAAAACAAATTCTCTGACGATAAGGGATTATTTCAGAAGAATAAATTTGTCGGATTTGGTGGTGGAAATGATTTTGCTAAAAGTCAATTAGATTTAGGAAACTCTAATATCCCATTGAGTTCTACTCAACAGCCAACTTACCAACAATTCAAACCACAGATGGAAACACCTGTGGAACAACCTAGTTTAAATACAACTTCTTCCATAGATACTCTTAAAAATAGAATTAAGTCTATTCAAGGATTAACCCCAATTAAAGTTAAAGACCCAGTTCCACAAATACAACCACAACCAACTCCAATCATTGATAGGGTTAAACAAATAGCACAAACAGGTGTTAATAATCTTAGTGCTTGGGGTGATGTTGCAAAACAAGGAATTAAAAATCAAATTGATATTCAAAAGAATGATTTTAAAGATTATGTTATTGACCCTTTATTTAATAGACCTGGAGAAAATCTTGGAGAAGGTACTTTTGGCGGTACTGTCTATCGTGATTTAGTTAAACCTGTTGGTAGATGGGCTCAAACTACTGGTGAAGAATTAGCTGGTAAAACGAATCGTGATTTAGATGAACTTATAGCTAATAATCAAGTAAAACAGAAGATATTAGATAATAAGGTTGATGTCTATACTCAACTAGTAAATTCAGGTCAAAAAAATAGTCCACAAGCTATCAGATTAAGAGAAGAAATAATAACTGGGATTAATCAAGATTCTGGATTTAAGAAATTCCAAGAAGATACTCTAAATAAAGAAAATCAATATAAATCTGATGCCATAAAAACTGGTATGACTGTTGCTGGTGCTGGAGCTGCTGCTGCGAACCCTATGTCACTTATACTTCCAACTGCCATTGGCGGTGCTATTGGTGTTGCTGGAGGTAAAGACTTTGGTGAAGCTGCTGGTGAATCTTTTAGTAATGCTGTTAGATGGAAATCTGTTACTCAATTTACAGACCCAGCAATAGGTAGAACTGTTAATCAACTTGTTAGTCCAAATTATGCTCCAGTAATTAAACAAATAACTACAAGACTTATTTCTGGTACTGGAAATGTAGTTGAAGATAGAATAATAGATGCTCTTGAGGGAAAACAAAGAGGTATCTGGGATGATGTGACCTCTTTTGGAATAGGTGCTTTGATGTCAAATGGTGGTAAAGGTGTCACTAATTGGTCACAATGGAAAAAGGATTTCTCTAAAAACTGGACAAAGGATGTTTCTGACAGTTTTAAACTTGACCCAAATGATTCTAAGTTGGTTGAACAGACAGTTGGTTCTATGCTTGATAAGGTAAATAAGTATATGACTAGTCCTGAAGGAATGAAAATGCGACAAGGATTTATAAGACTTCCATTTGGACCTGATGTTGAAGTAAAACCTGAAGTAGATAAATTTGCTGGTTTAGATGATGAAACTCGTGGAATAGCAGAAGCTGCTGAAGTAGATAAAACTATGGGAGATGCAGATATACCAGATAATAGTATTGACCTTACCAACTCAATTCGTGATTTAGAAAATAAAATTAATGGAACTGAAGCAGGACAAGAAGCATGGAGAAAATTAACAAATAATAATTCTTATGAAGAAAAAGGAGATTATCTTAAAGCATTAATAGACTTAGACAAAAGTTTATCTAAATCTACTCCAGAATTATCACCTATAAAGACAGGAGTAGATAAATATTCATTTGCTAATACAAACTATGGTATTCAAGATAATATGGATGGTAGTTTTTCTATTAAAGAACAAAGAATTGGTAATTCTACCAAAACTCTTTTTGAACAAAAATTACCAGATGATTTGTCTAATGAATATAAGGATTTATTAAAACAGAGAAAACAACTACAAGGTAGTGGAAAAATAAATGAAATAATGGAAGTTTCAAAAAAATTAGATGACCTTACTGATAGAATAATAAAAAAATTAGGGTTAGAAGATTTAGGAACTGTAATTGATAAAGATGGGAAAATAATAAGAAATAATATAGAAGGTGAAGCAAATAAACTTGCTGAAGAATTATATAAAAATGGAAAACTTACACCAGAATTAACTAAACAATTTCAAGAAAATCCAAAACAATTTTTAATAGATAATTCTCAATCTACCACAGAAACATCACCTATAAAGACAGGAGATACTATTAAACTAAAAGAAACTCCTAAAGTAAATATAGCTAATCAACCAAAAGATGCCGATACTGCTTTAAAACTCTTTGAAGAAGGTAAAAAAAGATTTTCTGATGAAAAATACTTGAGAGATAAATTGGAAGAGAATGGTTATGATATTAGTAAAATTACTATTAAGGGTGAACCCATTCAAATTTCAAGTATTTTTGATAAATACAAAGTTCCTGATAAACCCATTGATTTAGTTATTTCTGGACAAAAAGTACCAGTAGAACAATTAAAGGCAGAAGGGTGGAATGAAAACCAAATTAACCAAGCTATGAAAGAACTTGACAAGGATGGTACTGTTCCACAGGATAAAATTGATAGTTGGATTAGAAAGAAATTATCTGACTTAAATCCTAAAACTGCTGAAAAAATTAAAAATAGTAGAAAACTACCATTACCTGCAGAGCCAAGTGATAGTGAATTAGTTAAAATGGATAGAAATGCTGGTGAGATATTGGAAACACCTATCAAAACTGAACCCAAGCCTAGTAAAGTTACTACTCAAGAGAAAATCGTTAATCCTAGCGGCTCTGGTGAAGTGGTCAAAGCTAAACAGATTTCTGATTTAGGTTCAAAGTCTAAACCAATCTCTGAAATTAAGCCAAAAGCAGAAACTCCAAAAGTTGAAACTGAAAAGGTAGAAACTCCAAAAACAAAAGTTGATGATAAATTTGCTGGTGAAGAAGCAAGACACAAATATGAGAATGTTGATAGTTCAACTATTAAGAACAAGAAACTTGCTAGTGCTGTTGCTCAAGCAAAAAAACTAGACCAATGGGAAGTTAATAAAAATGCTGTTAAATCTAAACTGGCAGATAATGCTTGGAAGAAAGTGGCTGCTATAGAAAAAGGTACTTGGGTGGAAGAAAAGATTACTGATGACACAATCAAAAGAGATACTGAAGAAGGTACAAAAGAATTAAATAGATTAATAGGTAGATTGAACCAATCAGAAACACAAGCATTTGCATCTGCTGAAAAGTCTGGTTTGGTTGATATTAAATCAGAAGACACAGACAAGATAATTGATGCCATTGAAAAAACGGATGTCAAAGGACAAGAATACACTCCAGAAGACCTTGAAAATATCAAAAAGACAAAAGAGTTCTGGTCTAGGGCTTTAGCTATTGGCAAGAAACTTGGTTTGAAGATAAATGAAACTAAAAACTACTTTACTCATATGTACGCTGAATTTCAGGGAAGCAATATGTCTGGTGCTAAGAATTTAAGCCAGAAAACTCCTTTTGCTAATAGTCGTAAATATAAGTCATACAAACAAGCCTTTGAAGAAGCTGGTTTAACTAAGGCTTTTAACAATATAGCTGAATTTGGTACTAGGTATATGCAGAAGAATTTGACTACAAAAGCAAAGATAGATTTCTTGGCTAGTTTACCATTTAAAAATGTTGAAGATGTTAAAGGTTTGGATTATAAACCAATAAATAAGATTAAGGGTGTAAATATAGATGAAAATGATAGATACTTACCTTCTAAATTAGCTGATATGATTAATGGCTATTTTGGGGATGAAAATTCAATTAAAACACTAGAAAAAACTGCTAAGATAGCCAAGTTCTTCCAAGATATAAAGCTAAATGCTGGTATTCCTTTTACTCCAGCCAATTACTACGGTATAGTACAGGGATTTAAAGAGTTTCAAACAGAACTAGGTCAAGTCGTAATGGGTAAAAAGGGATTATTTAAAACCCATGCTCTTAAAAACTTCTTGAGGTCTTTTAGTAAAAATGCTTCTGTTGAATTTGATAAGAAACATATTAAAGACATAATTGAACTTAAAAGTACATTCAAGATTGATACAGAATATAACCTAAAAGATATGAAGGTTGGATTTTGGGATAATATAAAAGATAAGAAATACGGTGAAGCTATAGAAAGAGCCATGGGAAATGCTACCTTCAAAAGGTTTATGTCGCAGAATATGATTTCTACCTATGCTGAAAGTAAAAGTACTTTTATGAAGAATGGGATGGATGCAAAAACTGCTAAACAAACTGCTTTAGCCCTTGTAGAGAAATTATACGGACTGCCAACAATTCAATCTAAATATACAGGTAAAAATATTGATAAGCTCTTAGGAAACAAGAATGTATCTAATACATTACAAACTTTAATAATGGCTAAAGACTATAAACTCCAAATGTCTAAAATGTGGATTAATATGGCTAAGGCTATTAAGAATCCTACTGCTCCAGAAAATCAGGGTGTAGTTGCTTATGCTATTGGTATTATTACAACTAAACTAGCTATGGAAGCCGCTAATATGATTTCTACTGGAAAACCAATGGAACAGAATCCTGAAAACTTAAAAGATAAAGCTATTATTGGTTTGCCAGGAAGTAAGAGTGGTTTAACTTTACAGTCTGTACCTGGAACTGGATTTATACCTAAAACATTATTTAGAATGGGTAAAAGTATGGTAACTGGTAAGGGTGATGTCGGTAAACAAGCTGGTTCTTTTGCTTCTATTCCAGTTGGATTGGTTTCAGACTTGGCTAATAATGAAGATTATTTTGGTAATAATATTTGGGATAGTTCTGATACTACTGGAGAAAAAGCTAAAAAGGTAGCTGGTTATTCTTCTAAGGAAGTTATTAGTCCTTATGTTACTGGTGCTAAAAGCTTAAAATCTATCCTAGATAAGAAAAAGAGTGGAGATGTAGAGGATATTAAAGATTCGGAAATTAATGATATTTTAAAAGCAGTTGAATTCCCTATGTCTTATGTATCAAAAGACAGATTTGAAACACTACATTACTACGACAAAAAGAAAGATGCTTATAACAAGCTCACTAAAGATGAGAAAGTTATCTTTGACAAGATAGAGAAAAAAGGAATTGATTTTGGTTCTAAACAGAGAGATGCGGTTGCTGATGCACAAGACTTTGTAAACTATCCAGCAGTCTTAAATGCTAAAAAAGAAATTGCTATTGAAACTGCTAAGGCTAATGGTGCAGAATTAGACCCATTGTACAAACTAACTGATGAACAACTTAAAACTTATTATCAGATACAAGGTCTTAGAAATAATAGAGATGCACAAAAAGCTCTCAAGGCTGAAAATGAATGGATAGATGAAATGCAGGGAGAAAGAAGTAAATATTTTGATGGTCTTATTGCTAGTGGCAAGATGAAAGCACAGGAAAGTGATTATCCTAAAGCTAGTCCTGAAGTTCAAAAGAAGATAGATTATCTAACTGCTCTTAAAACTCCAGAGATTAAAAAGAAACAAGATTATTACTATACTTTACCTAAAGGTACTGGTGCTAGAAGTGCCTATATTAAAGCTAATCCAGATTTATTAAATTATTGGAATACTAAAAATGCTTATAATGAAGCTAATCCAGATATACAGGCTTTTTGGGATGAGGTAAATGCTTATAATGTTAAAGTAGATGAAGCATTTGGTATTAAACCAGAAGAAGACACTACCAGTAGTGGTTCTAGCGGATATAGTGGTTGGCAAAATTGGGGAGAAAAAGAACCTAATGTTTATACCTACTTAAACAAGATTACTGGCAAGAGAAAATCTACCCTGAAAAACGATATTAACAGTATAATTAAAACAAGTAAGGCAAGTAATCGTAAAAAAGAACTTGCTACCTTATTTGCTAAGAATTACAAAAATTTAAATGAAATTTTTAGTTTAAAAAAACATAAATAAATGGCAAAAATAACAGTAAATAATACGAAAGAAATAAACAACTTAACAACTAATGTCGCTGTTATACTTAGTGAGATGAAAGCAGTAAAAGATGATGTCAAAGATATTAAAGAAAAATTAGAAAAAGACTATGCTACAAAAGAGTGGTGTGAATCCAAGTTCGGTGAGCCAACTAGACAATTTAAGGCTATAATATCATTAGTGGTATCTGCTGTTGCGGTTGCTGTTATTGGGTTGGTCATTAAAAAGTAACATGGAACAAATAAAACTAACTGAAAAACTTTTTAGAATTTTTACTTGGGGTGGCATAATACTTGGATTTTTATTTCTTTTTTTACTTAGTTTTTGGTGGCTTTATCCTTATAATCCATTGGTTTTGTCCAACATTAAATTAGATAAAACTGAAGTTTCTCGTGGAGAACATATTCGTGTTTCGGCAGATTATTGTAAAAATACTAATAAACAAGTAGACTTATTTATTTCTTTTGTAGATGGTCTTATTAATCCAGTTCCTGTTCAAGTTATTAATCTTAAAAAAGGTTGCGGAAATACTACTCTATCAGTCTATATTCCTAAAGCCTTACCAATTGGCAAATTTAAATTAAGTGGAGTTTTTAGATATAAAATGAATCCAATCAGAACGATAGACGTTAATCATTTATCAGGAGAATTTACTATAATTAAATAATTATGAAAAAAATCTGTCTTCAAGCAGGACTAAATAGATTTTCCATAAACAATATGATGCTCATCAGCGAGATGTCTACCTGGACTAGAGCAAAGTTTAAGATTTTCAATTCTATTATCAATAGTATTTCCATTAATATGATGAACTATTTCAGTTTTTTCAAGTTTCCTACCAAGTTTTTTCGCCATCATAATTCTATGTTCATAGATTCTTTTACCATCAATATAAATAACAATATATTTGCCAGATTTGGAAAATCCTTTATAAGTAGGTGGTCTTTGTCCCTTATGGGAAGTAGATTTATTTCTAGGTTCAAAGCCAAATTTGAGCAATTTTTTGTAAACAGTAGCAGGAGATTTATATCCAAACAGTCTAGCAATTTTTACAGTAGACAATTTTTGGGTGTAATATAAATTAAATAAATTATCTTTATCCATATGATATGGATTATACATTATAAATTAAATAAAAACAATGGCTAAAAAAATTTGTGTTCAGAGTGGACACTGGGGAAAAATTGGTGCTGGAGCTCCTAACGAAAGAGAGGGAAATAAACGAATAGTTGATAGACTTTGTGCTAAATTAAGAGAAAGAGGATTTGAAGTTTACCAGACAGACTACTATGGATATAACGATACTAAGGTAACTAAAACTGATTGGGATTTATTTCTAAGTTGCCATATGGATATGGACTATCCTAACGACAATGGCGGTGGCTTTGCTGATTATCCAGAACCATCTACTGATTATGCTACTAAAGAAAGTCAAAGAATATGTAAAGTCATTAATGATTATTACTTCCCCGAAGTTCAAATAGTTTACAAAAATAGAAGCAACGCTAATACCCGTTTCTATTACATGTGGAAGTATTTAACTCCAAAAACCCCTTGTGTTTTAATTGAGATGGGACAAAGCATAGACCCACATGACAAAGTTCTTTTAGCTAACACTGAATTAATAGCAGGAGCATTATATAGAGCTATCTGTAAGGCTTTTAATGTATCTTATGAGATAGAATCACCTGTAGTGTCTAATCCAATAGCAAACACTAGTGAAATTAATGACCTAAAAGAGAAAATAAAGGAACTAGAAACATCATTAACTAAGGCACAAACAGATTTTATAGCTGGATTAGCAGCTAAAGACTTAGAGTGCCAAGAAAAAATTAAGACCTATAAAGAAAAAATTATAAATTTTATTAATTTATTATAAATATGGATTTTAAAATATGGTTAAAAACAGAAATTGATGAACATTTACCATCAATATTAAAAGGTATTAAAGAATTTTTAAGAATAGGATTAATTTCAGTTCTTCCAGTTTTAATTTATCAATTAGAAAATGGTAGTGTTGATTATAAATTATTATCTGTTATTGGTGTTGTTGCTATATTAAAAGCTATTGATAGGACTTTACATGAAAGAGGTGTAGAAACTGGTAACGAAAGTTTAACAAAAGGTTTAACAAGATTCTAATTGTTTTATGTCTGGCTTTTCTCACGAAGTACTTGATGAGAAAAGAAAAGCCACGAACAATCAATGTCAAATTCTTCATAGAGAAGTTAGTGTTTTAGAAGGTCATCACGCTATTCCTAAATGTCTTGGCGGTTCTAATAATCCTCATAATTGTATTATGTTATCTGGATATAATTCTGTTAATGTTTATGGAGTAGAAGAACCAGATGTCCATGAAATTGCTGACCAGAAGGCTTTAAAACAAAGATTATTTTTACACCCTGATACTTTGGAATATGTAACTGCTGATAAAATGCCTGATGATTGTTTTAGAAAGCCAAAAGAGGTTGTAATAAGGGATTTAGAAATTCGTGGAAGTTGCAAAGATAAGAAGAAAAGAAGAAAACATAAACATAGAAAATGATATAATTAAATTTAGTTCTCTCGGTTGTCTTTAATTAGGCAACTGGGGGATTTTTTTTCTTGCTCTTTAAACCTTTTAGTTTTAGTTTTCTTACTAGTCCTGTAGCCATTAATTCGCTTTCTCTAATACTTTTTCTTTTCCAGCTTTTTCTTAATTTTATAAAATCATTAATTTCAATTCCATAAAATATCTTTTCTTGTCTTGGGTGATAAAAGAAGATAATCACAAAGGCAGTATTACACCTAATCCAAAAACAATCAAAGGGTTTTTTATCTAATGATAAATCAGAGAGTTTATAATAAAGTCCCCTTTTAGCTTGTAATAACCCTTCCTCTTGATGTTTTTCTAATTGGTTGAACCTAAATGGTTTATCATTTTTACATATCTTCAACTCAAAGGCAGCTGATACTACTGGAGTTGCAGCTTTTAAATGATGTCCAAATAGTGTTTGGAAATTCTTTTCCTTCATTGATTTAATCTGTTTAAATAAATATCAATATCTTCTTTGTTCACCGCCCAATAATCGTGTCCACCACCAGTCTTTGGTTTTTCCTTATGACCTTTTAAATATCCCAATCTAATCCACCTAACAACAGTTTGTTTATTTGTTTTTAATATATTAGCTACTTCTTTTGCTCTCATAATCAAGCATACCACTTTTTAACTTTCTCCCACTCTTTAACTATTTTAGTATAGCCAAGTGAGTTTAAGAATAGTATTAATGCTTTATCAGCTTCAGAATGGTCTGCTTCAACATTACCACTAAAAGAATATTCTTTAATGTAATTTACCCATTTTTCTTCATCTGTTAATGATTTCATAAATTTTCTTTTATAAGAGTTAATGCTTTAATTAATCTTGGTAATTCTTTAGTTTTCTTTTTATCTAGTGATTTTTGGTTCATAATTTGTATTTTCCTTGACAGGCAGTACAATAATAACAATGACTAATAGAAAAGATTTGACCAATAATACCAGCCATTTTATTTGCTTCTTCTTGGGTGTAAGGTTTTGAGTGAGGTAAGCATTTCATATCCATATCCATAGCAAAATCAGTTCCTACTAGTTTATAAATATCTTTAACCATTTTTTTATAATCTAGTTTTATCCCCTTTCCCTCTGATGATTTAGGTTTATTTTTCATTTGGGTATTTTAATTCTAAATATATTAACTTCGCCTTTTTGACAGATTTTAATTCTTCTCTAATTCTTGCTATCCAAAACTCAATACAATTATGACAGCCACCTTTTATACAACGACCACAACTAACTGATAATTTTGGACAATCACTCATATTTTTATATTTAATAAATAATCTTTCTTTCCCTCTGTTTGTGATTTCATTTTTGTTCCTTTATTTTAGCCTTGAAATAAGTAATTTTTCTATCGCACCTTTCTATTGTTTTAAGAGCGTCTTTCTTTTGTCTTTGGTAGTAACCAATATCCCAAGAGTATTTTCTTGGGTTTTGATTTTTAGAATATTCTGTGTGTTCTAAATCTTCTTTTTCAGCTTGTATAATCTTTTCTTTTAATTTTTCTTCTGCTTCTTCTTTTGTTTCCGAAATATTGTCAAGTGTTAGACAATAATTCTCATATCCATATTCAACTATTCTTCCATTGGGCAACTCTTTAACTTCTTTAGAAGTAATTATTATCTGTTCAACTGCGGATACATACTCATATTCTTCAACCCAACCATACTTTTGAAAACCTCTCTCACAATAAGTACAGTCAGTTTCTATTTGGTCTTTATTGCCAAGTATTACTATTACTCGCAATTTTCCATCACATATAGGACAAACTTTTTTAATAGTCTGTCTTTGGTATTTTGCCCACCATACCTTATCTCCTACATTAAATTCTTTCTTTCCCTCTGTTTGTGATTTCATTTTGATTGTTTAACTTTTAATAATTCACCCTCAGTTGGTAGGTATATAAACCATCTTTGTAGATTTTCTAAGTGTTGTTTGGCTCTATCCACCATACCCATATCTAAATAGCCTAAAATTGTTTCGCACATATAAACTACATCTTGGTCGGTAAATTCTTTTTTCATATTTTTATTTTTAATAAATAATTATTTTCCTAAAGCATTTTCAAATGCTACTTTAATTTTTCTAACTTTTTTTACAAAACTCTTTGGCATTGATTTTTCTTGGTTTAACTTATGAGCAATGTCACCTGAAACACGATTATCTCTTAAGTTTTTCAATCTCTCTTCTCTAATACCTTCATAGTAAGAGTTGTATTTGCTGATAACTTCCTTTGAATTTATCTTTCCATCTGAAAAGAGTTGTATCAAAATTATAATTGTTCTCATTGGTGTTATTTTTAGTTCACGACAAACACCATAAAGCTTTTCCTTTAGGTCTTCGTTCATTACTAGCAATACTGATTTTTTCATTGTGCTACCTCTATAATATATAACTTTTTAGGGGATGTTAAGGGTAAATTATTTTTAATAAAATACTGATACATACTTTCACTTTGTTTCTCTATCCATTCTTTTGCTTTTTGTCTTCTATTATCAGTTAAATAAACTAGTGATTTATCAGTCTTGCTAACATATTGGTCATAGTGAAGATACATACCTTTAGTTGGATTGTAGCCACTCATTGATAATAAATAAGAATAGCAATCTACCTGTAAGCCATTGGCATAATCTGCTGAAGACATACTCCCTGATTTAAACTCATAAAGAATATCTTCATCAAGACAATCTATTACTCCAACAAACTCTATATGGTCATTTATTGGTATCTCTAACTTTAATTCACATTTTGGATTTTTAAGTTTAGTTTCTTTTCTGTCTAGTTCTTTTGGTAGTTGTTTAGTTTGGTTAATAACATATTCCCATTTCTTATGAAAGTCTATTCCGTCTTTTAAATAGGAATTTAGTTCCTTTTCTTTTTTAAGGAACATATCAATGGCATCAGAATAATTTCCCCTACTCCAAGCATTCAAAATTGAGTATGAAGTTCTGAATAAGGATAGATTACTCGGATTTTCTATAATCGTTGATTTGCGGTCATTTGGCAAGTTCAATTTTTCGTTATTTTGTGTCATTTGATTTCTTTAAACTAATTGATACTTGTTTTTCTCTATTGTTAATAGAAATACCAGTTGGAATAATGTCTGTAGTTTTAATATATTCATCAACTTCTTTGGTGTTGAGATAAAATGTTGGCTTGACTGTATAAAACTTTTTATCAAGGTGTTCTATTAGTTCTGTATCTAATTTGTACTTACTTCCATAAACTCTGTTCATAATTCTAAGGTTGTCTGTGTTTACTGATACCAGTTGGTCATCAAGTTCTTCCATACACCTTTTAATTTCGCCTTTACATAGTTCAATAGTTTCTTCTACTTTGTCTTTTAGGTTTAATAGTTCAACTAAAAATTTTTCAGCATTGTGATTTAATACCACTTTACCGCTTTCATTTTTGATTACTTCTAGGTCTGTATATTTGATTGCTATTTGGTTGTCTTGGTTCATAGTTTGTTCAACAATGGGGGGTGGGTTTAGCACCCCCCAGTGTTCTACCTGTTAATTATTAAAATGGCATTTCTTCTGATTTAGGTTCTGCCATTTTCTCTTCTTCTCCCATTCTTTCAATCTCTTTTTCAAGACTATCTACTTCAGCAAATGGGTTTTCACCTTTGAATAAAGCGTCTAAATTAATATTCATTTCTTTGTATTGCTTTAAGATTTCTTTATCAATAGGTTCTTTTGGGTCGTGGTCAATAAGATATTCAGTTTCCTTACCTGTACCCTTTTTGGTTACGGTAATATCATATTGAGTTGGACTTCCCCATTTTGGATTATCAGAATATCCAGTAATGGCTTTTTGTAAAGTCTTTTGAGTAATTTCCAAAATTTGGATTTGTTTATCTTTGTAGTTCCAAACTGGCATAGCCCAAAAATGTTTAGCACTTTCAGGTTCTCCTGTCTTTGGATTTACTTCCAATTCAGATTTCAAGATAGGTTCGTTCATTTTTCTACGAACAGGAACTCTTTTTCCATCTTCTTTGGTTTTCCAAAACTCCATTCCAATAATGGCTTTGTCTAAAATTCTAAAAGTATTCACACCCTCTAAAAATTTCATATACTGTGAGGTTGATGGAACAGTATATCCTTCTGGCAAAAAATCGTTTGTCATTTTTGTTTTTTAATTTTTAACTTGCTACCTAATTTTGTAGCATATAAAGTGTATCATCATTTATATAACTTGTCAAGAGTTAAATATAGTTTTAACTTGGTCTATAGTCAATTCTCCTGACGGTATCATATAAACACTATTAGTAAATGGATTAAATAATCCTAAGCTACTGCCATTTTTAGAATAACTAAATTGGCAAGGATAACCATTAATAGGTAATAGGTCTTCAGTCTTGTAAAATTGTGGTGTTGGTAGTCTTTCCATTTTAAGTTTAGCGTCTTCCCAATCACCAAACCTCTCTAGCCATAGTTCGTGTACCCTATCCATAGCTACTTTCAAAAAATAGTTTCTATCTTTCTTTTCATAGCTTCCAATGTCTTTTCTTAATTGACCAATAAACTTGTAAAGAGGATAACCACTTGAAGCCTTAATCTTTGCTTCTAGTTCTTTCTTTTTATCTTCTGACATAATTCTCCTTGTTAGAATAATTTAATAACTGACTAATATAATCAACTGGTTCTCCTTGTGGGTTCTTTCTTCTAAATAATATTACTGGTGTCATCTTATCTTTCCAAAACTTATCAAACTTAATTTTACTTATAGCTGTTTCTATATCTTGAGGAGTATAGCTATCAAGCCAATACTCTAAACCACCTAGAAAAGACTTTGCTTCTTTAAAGTTAGTTCCCAAATATAAGTTGAAAGCTTTGACTATGAGTTGCCCGACTTCTTCTAAAGTCCATTTGTCTTCATAGAGTTTTTTTGTTTTTTTAGTTGCTGTATTAATATATTCTTTATTTCTTTCTTTCTTTATTTCTTTAGGTGTGGTTACTTGCTGGTTACTTGCTGGTTGGTTGTTGGTTACTATGTTGGTTAGTTGTTGATACTTGTCGTAATTTTTTATGGTAACTACCGTAAAATGGTTATAACTTTTGCTGGTTATTTCGTTGGTTGATTTTAGCCTAGTTATTGAGGTTCTTATGTTTTGTTCGGTAAATCCCAATATTTCTGCTAACTGCTTTCTCCCGACAACTGTCTGTCCTCTTTTAATAGTAATTCCATTCCATTCTTTATCTTCATAGTTGGCTGTTAAAAGAAGTTCAATAAATAAGTCTTTGGTTTTGCTATCTCCATACCACCCCCATTCTCTAAATTTCCTAAATAGTTTTATCCAACTTTCATTCATAGTTTCTCCTTTTCAAGTCCAAAAAAAACCCGACTGGCAGAGTTTGCGACAACACCAATCGGGTTATTACTAGACTTGAGATTTAGGGTTCTATTAAGTTGTCGCATTTATATAACTTTACTATTTTTTAGAATTTCGTCAAGGTATCAAAAGAAAAAATACCAAGATACTAAAATAAATCCCATAGAATAGGCAACTAATTTGCTCATTTTAAGACTTTAAATTTTTAAGTATCTGCCAACTCTTTTCTAGTAGTTTAAGATTGACATTCAATTCCTCTCGGTTGATTTTGTCCATTCTTATTTTTAGCTGTGTTTCTTCTTCTTCGGTTTCAGGAGTAAAGATATAAATAAATCGGTTTCTACCGTCTGGTAGAGTTCCAATCACTTCAGCTTTACAGTTATGTCCTAAAGAAAATAAAGCACTAGCGTTCCAAAGACTTGTTGTTTCATATTTGGTCATATTATTTGTTATTAATTTTTAACATTTTTTTCCACTCTCTTTGTGGTATATCCCAACTAACACCATATTTACTAAAAAATCCTTGTTTGATACATTTCAGTATCATTTTTTTATTTGGTTTAATCTCACATTGTGGATAAGATACTACACCACCATTTTCAAGTCCAAGAATACATTCTATTTGTTGTTCTAAATTACTCTCAATTTTTAACATTAATTCTCTCATTTCTTCATCACTTATTCTACTTAAATCATTCCATTTTATTTCTCCATAGGGGGATATAACCTTGACATCACTATAATCTCCTGTTTTTGAAGATGGGGTAATTCCACAATGTAAATTTTCAAGTGGGGTATTATTTCTTATACAAGAATTAGCTGTCCACCTTGCGTAAAGTTTTGCTTTTGTTAAATACATATTAAAATTGTTTCCATAAAAAATAATATAGCGTGTAATTCATACCACCATTAAACTTGTCTTTTTGGGTAGCTTCTGTTTGTTTATCTCCCTCTAAGACTATTTTCTTTTCTCCCTCACATTCTATTTCAACTGCTTGACCGTTAGCAAAATACTTTTTTGGCACTGCGACATATAGGTTGTCATTTGCTAAACCTATCTTATAGCCGAACATTTTACTTTTTGTTTTATAGTTTTTCATAGTATAAAGTAGATTAAATTTATAATAAATACAATTAAAAGAATTATTTTTTTGTTCATAAATAAATTATTAATTAGCCATTGATAAATTTCCTTCACTATAAGGACAACTATCTAGCCATTTTCCTTCATTGTAAAAACATAAACAACTTTCCATTGTCTTGCCATCACAATTTTTCTTGACATAGTAGGCAACAAATAACCTCGCTTCCTGCTCGTCTTTGAAGCAAAACTTTGTCGTTGGAGAATATCCAATAGCATTATACATACCCTTAGCTTTACAGAAGTTATGTAAGGCTCTAGGATTATCGTTTTTATTGTTACCGCTTTCTTTTACTGCTATGATGTCAAAAAATGTTTTAGGGTTAATCTGTGAGGTAATTTGACACTCATTTTTAATATCTACTCCAGACTTTGGTTGTAAATATTCCTTTAATACCTCATCAGCAATATCGGTTAATACTATTTCTTCTTGTTCTCTCCTTTGTAATTCAGCTAAACTAACTAATTCAACTGGCTTGTTAAATTTCATTGTAATGGGTGATGTGAAAACAAAAGTATTTTCTCTAAAAAACTTTACTCCTAAATCAATTCCTTTTACCATTAAACCTATTAAGATGATAAATAATACTACTATCAATCCAATCTTAACTTTTTTAAATTTTTTGGCTTTATCTTTTTTTGATTTTGCCTTGTTTTGTCTTATTTTTTTAGCTAAGACTTTCATATTGTTTTTTTGTTCCATATTATTTTTTGTTATATATTTTTATTGTTTAAATAAATAATATTTACCAACTAGCTTGATAATAAAAATCTCCATCAACTTCTTTTAGGATTTTTTCAAGCATTTCTTTGGTATCTAATAAATCCCGATAATAATACTCATCATAATCAGTATCACCAAAGAAAAATCCTTCTTGGGTAGGTAGCAATTCTTTAGCAATTTCTGTTTTATCCATAACTAGACCATCTTCATATATTTTAATGGTTTTTCCATTTTCATGTCTTGTGCCATTATAGACTCTTCCTTTAACTAGTTTGGAACTTTTTAAAACCAGATTGACTGTTTTTAATAATTCCTCTAACTTTTCTCTATTTACATAAATTTCTTGACAATTATCTTCTCCATTTTCGCTACAATTATTGATAAACCAGTTATGGATAGCATTGGCTTTTCGCCAATAAGCTATCCTTTCCACAATTTCACTTACACGTTCTTGTTTAACTCCATCAATCTCTATTGTAGTTTGTTCTTGTGGTTTTTTATAGTCGTTTCCTATATAAATTTTTTTATATAAATACATGTCTAGTCCCATTTTGTTCTCCTTATTGTTTAATTATTAATTATTAAATGTTTTATCCCATAAATACCTATTGACTTCTTGTACCAAAATTTCGGTATCGTTTAGCTGTTCTAGTTTGTCTTGATACTTATTGTCTAAGTCCTCAAAATCGCTAGTTTCTAAGCCATAAATTCTCTTTCTTTCTGATACTACAAAATCAATAAGCTTTTTTTGTTGTTTTGTTAGTTGTCGCATAGTTTTATTTTTTAATTAATAATTATTTGTGATATTGATAAAATTTGTCTGTATCTATTCCTCTTTCTCTAAGCATAGAGAATAAAGCACTACTATACTGGCATAATGCTTGGCGTTCAATATAAACTTGGTCATTAAATTTTTCAGAATAATAATAGTTTTCGCCTTGCGGTTGATAAATACTTTCCAATAGTTTAATTTTTTCTAAGACTATTTTTAATGCTTTTTCCAAAAATATTGTTTGGTAGTCTTTCAATATTTCTTTCCATTGGTCAATGTTATATTTTTTCATTGTTTTATTTTTAATTAATAATATTGTTCTAAATCTAATTTATTTTCCTTTATCATTTTACATAAAATCCTATCACCTAAATCGCTGTCAAAATCTACAAAATCAATAAGCGGTGTATCGCTTCTAAATTGCTTTAATCTATAATCTACAAAATAGTTTTTGCGATTATATTTATATACCTGTAATTGTTTTATTGTTGTTGGTTCTGCCATTGTTTTATTTTTAATTAATAATTAATCTTCGTCTTTCAATAGACTTTCATAATATCGGTCTGCTTTTTCTCTCTCCCTTTCTCTTTGCTCTTCTGCCTTTTCTTCTTCAATTCTAGCCATTAATTCTTCAAGTGTTATCCCCTCTTCTTTGGCTTGTTGCTCTAATTGTCTTTCTAAACTTTCTTGATAAAGTTCGTCTGATGATTTCATATTATTTTTTAATTAATTTATAACCTTGTTTTATTCTAATATCTTGCCAAAAATCATATTCTTTCTTGGTTTGATATTCGCTGGTCATTATCATTCCGAATTTGTTTTGGTATTTTAAGATAAATCTTTTCATTATATTTCCCCCCCTATATTACATTCGGCTTCAAATGTATTTTTTAAAATCTTTTCTGCCTTGTCTTCTATAGCTTCTTTAATTCTCCATTCTTTGGTGGCTTCTCTTTGGCTTGGTTCTATATCATCATCATCAAGTGTTCCGTTTACTTCAATTTCTATTAATTCCATTTCTAGCTTGTCGTCTTTTAATCGGTCTGCTATAGCTTCCTTTAATTGGTCTATAGTTTCATCTTTTAAATCTGATAAAAATATTTCTGTTATGATTTCCATATTGTTTTATTGTTTTAAATTTATAATATAATGCTTTGCTTTTTATTGTCTTCCGCTTTGACTGTTCCGTATTCGGTGGCGGTGTCTATCATTTGCTCTAATGCTTTTTTGATAATTGGTGCTTGTCTATCTATTCGGACTTTGTTTTTAAGTTTATCAATACACCAAAAATAATATTCGTTTCCCTCTCCGTCTTCATTTTCTAATGGGTTTAAGTCTTCAAAAAATGAGGTATATTTTTCCAATAATTCTAAATCTTTAATCTTGAAACCTTTGTCATTTGATACCAATAATTCAAAAATTCCTAAATTCTCCATTCTATCAATTAAATTATCTACTAAAATATCGTTTTGTTTGTTTGACATATTGTTTTATTATTTAATTATTAATGTTTATCTAAATTATATTATACTCTTATTATATAATCTGTCAAGTAGTCAAGTTAATTTCAATAACATTTTATTGTAGGCGGTTTTGTTGGCTATACATAAGTCTATCATTTGCTCGTACCTTGTCGGGTTTAATTGGATTATATCTTCATCTAAATCTAACAGTATTTCTAACTGATTATTATTCTCTTTAATTCTTTTAATTAATTGGTCTTTTGTTATTGTTTCTCTCATAGTTTTATTATAGGGGGGATTTCTCCCCCCTGTTTTGGTTATTCTAAATTTAAAATATAATTGTAAACTTTTTGGGCTTTGCTTGAAGCTGTAATTAATTGGCTTTTGTCGTTCTTCAATGCTTTAAGCCACGATTGAATATAGGCGGTGTTGTTTTTTCTAGTTTCTTTTAAAATTCCAGCCTTTGAGCATAAAAATGAGCTAGAAAATTCCGCTATTAATTCCTCTTTGCTGTAGTCTTCACTTCCAAAACTTGCCACTTTTGTTAATTCTTCCCTATTTAATCGGCTTTGATGTCCTGTGCTGTGTGCTAGTTCGTGGAAAAGTGTTGAATAATATCCCGCTTCACTTTTGAAGCTGTTTGTTTTTGGGATTTCAATTATATCTCTATTTGGTATATAGCAGGGCTGTTTACCCTCTTTAATTTCGGGCTTTGTTTTGTAGTTTTTTACTATTTCTTCGGCTTCTTCTATTGGTTTGATATTATTATTGATAATGTCTTTGCTTTGTAATCCGTTGGTTTGGTCAAAATTGAAGACGGTGCTGTATTGTATGAATGGTATTGTCTTAACTGTTAAATCCCCTTTGCTGTCTTCGGTAGCATATTCTGATATTTTATAAAATACTATTGGTGTGCCTTTACTTCCTGATTTAATGCTTCCGCCTAATTGTCGGGCTTGATTATAGGTGAGCCAGTAGCTTGATTTGAATGGGCTTATACCTAGTATAAGACGATTAAATCCATTATAGTTTTTTCCTGTAATGTAATTCTTTGGTTCGGGATTGTTGAATGGTCTATCCCACGCTATAATGCCATTTTCTAAGTCTTTAATTATTCCGTCTGTTATTTTATCAAGTATAAAGTTTTTCATATTGTTATATTGTTTAATTATTAATAGAAAAGAAAATTTGATTTGGTTTCTTTTTTCATTATATCCAGCCACTCATTTTTGACATAGTTTTCAACCTTTTTGGTGGTCTTCAATAACTGTGGCTTTTTTGTTTTGGTCTTCATATTGTTTCATTGTTGATAGATAATGTTTAATTGTTTTCTATCTTGATAATATAATATCATAGTATTATATAACCTGTCAAGTATTATCTAATTAAAATATAATGTATCTTTGGGGATTAATTAGATAGTTTTAAAATATCTTTTTGCCTATTCTTAGGGATAAAATAACATACTATTAATTATATCGTATAATACCGCTATATTTGATTAATAGAATAATATAATCTCCCTATCTTATCAATAAATCTTTTAATTGGTCTTTGTTGGTTGGCTGTGTGTTGGTGGCTGTGTGTGGTTGTTTTGGCTTTATTCTCTCCCCTCTCTCACTCTCTAATTCTTATCAGTAAATGATTTGTTATAGGTCAGTATCACCGCTTGGGGATTGGCTGTGTTTGTGCTATCACCATTACAAGCGTACCACCATCACCACCCCCCCCACCTAGTCCAAACACTTCCACCACAGGCAGGGGAGTATATGTATATAATATATACCCTCCTCCCAAATTTTTTGTATATTTTCTATCAGACCTTTTTTGTTATAGGATGTTGTTCATTCATTCACTTTAAGTTGATTGCCATATTCCCCCCCTACCCCCCAGAGTATTATTTGTCTGTATTACTTCAGCTAAGTGTTCCGCTTAGGGGAGATTCCCTCCTATACAGATAAGGTACATATCTCCATTATTCCCCAGCATTTCTTTTATAGTGGACTTGCTCAACCACTCTACTTTAGAGCAGAACGGTTTTACTCTAAATGTTTCTTACAATTAACAATAACACATGGCATAGTATAACTGTCAAATATTAAGTACTTGTATTTACCGCAGATTAATTTAATATAGTTATATATGGCTAAGAAGAAAAGATTAGTTCCAATTCCAAATCCTGAATTAAACCTTAAACTTCAAAAAATTAAAGAAGAAAACAAGCTAAACCCTGATAAGATTAAGAAAGTTGTTAATAATGCTTTGCATGATAGGAAAAAAACATTATCTCAACTAGAAAAGGACTATATTAAAGCCAGAATGGGTGGTAGAACTCAAAAGGAAGCTGCTAAAATTGTCTTGCCAAACGCTAAAGATTTAACTGATAAACAATTAGTTACTAAAGGTGGAAATATAGAGAGAAAAAGAAGTGTTAAAAGAACTTTTAATAGTATTTTAGTTAAGGCTGGTATTACTAAAGACCTAATTGCTAGAAAAATAATGGAAGGAATGGATGCTACTAGTATGCAAGGTCAAGGAAAGTACTCTGAAATATTACCCGATTATAATGCCAGACATAAATATATTACTACTGCTATTGAGTTAAAAGGATTAAAGCCAAAGGAAGAACTAGCTCATACTTATGACCCACTTACTACTAAATTATTGGAAATGAATATAGACCAGTTGAAAAGGATTGTAGGAACTTCAGTAATAGACGGAGAAGTTGTTGAGGATATTCCAGAGATTAAAGTATTAACCATTACCGATAAACATGACAGAAGCTGAAGAAAAAGAAATCTTACTAGCTCAATATGTTTTAAAATCTAAACTTTGTAAAGATGACCCATTAATGTTCATTGATACCTTCTGTTATACCTTCAATCCTAAAGTAGAACCATACCATTTACCTTTTAAGTTATTTCCTTTTCAAAAAGCCTATGTTTTACAGTTAAAGAAAGCTATTGATGAGGGTTATGATTTTTTTGCCGAGAAATGTAGAGAAATGGGTATTACTTATACAACTTTAGCTACCTTATTGTGGTATTGGTTATATGTGCCTGGTTCTAATTTTTTACTTGGTTCTAGAAAAGAAGATTATGTTGATAATCGTGGTGGTAGTAAAGGTGATGTCAGTAACAAGGAAGAATCTTTGTTTGGAAAGTTGGAGTATATGATTCAAAGATTACCTAAGTTTTTATTGCCTAAAAAGTTTTCTGTAGAAAAAAATATGACTTTTATGAGTTTAACTAACCCAGAAAATGGAAATGTTATTTCTGGAGAATCTTCTAACTCAAATTTTAGCCGAGGTGGTCGTTTCAAAGCCATATTCTTAGACGAATTTGCTTTCTGGGATAATGATACTGCTTCTTGGGGTTCTACTGCTGATACTACTAACTGCCGAATTGTGGTTACTACTCCAGGTATTAAACCAAGTAAAGCTAAGAGATTAAGATTTGGTGAAGACGGAGAAGAAATTAAGGTTGTTTCATTTGATTACACTCTTGACCCTAGAAAAACTAATGACTGGTTGGAGAAAGAAAGACGAAGAAGAAGTACTGAAGATTTTGCTAGAGAAATTATGATTAATTGGGAAGCATCTATCCAAGGTATTGTCTATCCAGAAATTGCCCTAGCTTCTGTTGGCGATTATCCTTATGACCCTATCCTAGCTTTGTATTGTTCTTGGGACTTTGGTCTTGATGGTTTGGCTATTAACTGGTGGCAATATAACCCTAAAAATGGCAAACCTAGATTGATAGATTCTTACTTTAACAGTAATAAGCCTATTCCTTTTTATTTTCCTTTTATGGGTCATCCAGTAGATTCAACATTTGAGTATTCTGAAGAAGATATTCTGGCAATTAATGCTTTTAAGAACTTTAAGAAGGCTATTCACTTTGGCGACCCTGATGTGAAGAAAAGGTCGCTACATACCGCTATTTCTACCCGACAAATTTTAAATTCCAAAGGTATTTATATTCAAACCAATACTGCTGCAAACGAGTTTGAAGTCCGCAGAGAACGGACAAAGGTACTCTTACAAGGCGGCATTGAGGTTAATCAAACCAAAAGGAATTTATTCTGGCTTGACTGTATCAAACAAGCTAGATACCCACAGCGAGATGAGAACGCCCAGGGTACAAGTCCGATTAATAAACCAATACACAATTTCACTTCTCATCACCGTACTGCCCTAGAGTATTTTGCAGTAAACTTTGACATTCAAACCGTCAAGAGTAATGCTGAAGTACCTGATTGGGTTAGTAAAATACCAAAATGGACACAGAAGAGATAATCTTAAAACCAAACCACCGAGCAAAAAGGATTCTCTATTTCTCCAAAGAGAGGAACATTGACCTAGAGAAGTATCATTTTGTGAAGTATCTAGACCATGATGAAATAACCAGACTTGGTTATGATGGTACTATGGCTTTTATTAAGGATTTTAATCCAGAGATAGTTATAGAAAGAGAATTTAATGATGGTAAATCTTTATATGACGATTTAATTCTTTGGATAAAAGCTAATATCCAAGGAGTTGTTACTGCTATTTGGTTAATAGATAGTCATTGTATTTATTCTAGACATGAACATCTAGTAAAAGATATTTATGATTTTGCTTTTGTAGCAATTTATAAGTATTATCAAAAGTTATCTAAACTAGGAAATAAGAATGTTTACTGGTTACCACTTTGTTATCCTGGTAAACGAAGTAATATTATCCGTAGAAATGGTTTTTATAAATATGAAATATCTTTTGTAGGTAGATTTAATCCAGAAAACGGTTTTGTTAGAAGATATGAGTTTTTACAAGATATTAAAAAGGTTTTTGGAGATAGAGTTTTTATTACTACGGACTATGAAAATATGGAAAAGATATTAAAAAAATCTTTTATCTCCTTAAATTGTTCATTGGCACATGAAATGAATTTTAGGATTTTTGAGATTATGGCTCATGGTGCTGAATTGGTAACAGATTCAGTTGAAGATATGGATTTAATTAAAGATTTTACTCGTAAATTTTCTGTTTATAGTAGTTCTAACATAGCCATCATGGAAATTAATGATTTACTAAATGGGAAAGTAGAGAGAGATATGGTTAAAACCCAAATGTTCATTAAAAACCATCATTCTTTGATACATAGATTATTAACTATTGTGAGAACAATAGAAACAGGTATCCAAGAAGATTATTAATTATTTATGATAAACTAATTTATGAGCAAATATGTAATTGCTTATTCAGAAAAAAATAGGGAATTAAAAGACAATTTTATTTATGGTAATGAAGTGTCTTTAAAAGAGTATGAGCAAATCAAAAAAGATAAATTTATTTATGACAAACACTTAAATGAAACTATATTTGTCAATAAAGTGAAATTATTAGAAATTATTAAAGAAGATGAGGTACTTGGTTAGTATTGCTTCTGCTGGTAAAGATGAAAAAGCTCTTAAAAGGTATGTAGAATCATTATCTAATTTAGGTGATTCTATTGATAAATTAATTTCTGTTGAGTTTCCAGGGTACATATCAGATGTGTATCCGTTATCTAAATATTTAGACTGTACTACTCTACAGGTTCAGACAGAACCAAAGTACCCTGGAAACCTATTTCGTTTTGCTTTTTTCCCAATGGGAATTAATAGAAGTGATACCTGTGTTTTTACTGATACACATGATATTTTTTTTCAAGGACCAATTAAAATTAAAGATAATAAGAAAATTTATGTGGGAAGTGAATATATTAAGTGGAAAGACACAGAGTTTTGGAAACCTATTCTGGAGAGATACAGGGTAGATGTTTTAATGGATAAAATAGTTTATAACATGGGTGGTTGGATTATGCCATTTGCTAAGGCTTATGATTTAATGGATTTTCTTAGAAAAAATTATATGATGTTTGGTGGTGCTAATTGGTCTGACCAAATTTTATTTAACTTATGGTTATTAAATCAGAAGTTTGAGGTAGATAACCAATTTATCGGCAATCTTTATAATGGTTTGGAAGTTGGTGAGGTTATTATAAAGAATAAACAAGTTTTCAATAAAAAAGGAGAAAAGTACGCCATAGTTCACTTAAATGGTGGAAATAAAATTAAATATTTGGAACAAATTTATGAATAGATTTAATATATTTTTTATTAAGTCTATAAGTTTGTTGATGTTTGCTATTAGTAGTGAGTTCAAGATTTTCAATTCTATTATCAGTTTTATCTCCATTTATATGATGACAACACTCACTCTTTCTACATTTTTCACCTATTATATTAATAGTTTATTATATAAAACCATTTAAGTGAACAGGAAAAATAAAATATGAACTTTAATGATGCTTTAGATGAAAAATCTATACAGGTTTTTAATAATTTATTATCAATTTATCATTGTAAAAAATATGAACCAAAAAACAGCCAAACGCCTAAGAAAAGCCACAAAACTAGCCAGAGAAATAATCGCTGGGGAAAAAAGTGGGGAAAACAAAAGGTCATTTAAGTTAATGTTTAACAGGATTAAAAAACACTATCTTTCTTTAAATTCAAAAGGAAGAACTGATTTTAAAAATAAGAGAGTATGAAAGTAATAATAACCCATTATAGTGATGTACTTGGATTGACCGCTAGTCTTATTATGCTTCAAACTCAACTTGAGTTACCAGAAGAAATAATTGTTGTGGATACTTCACCAGAAAAAACTGGATTAAGTATAGCCAGAAGATATAATTATAATTTAGTTCCAATTGAAGTTGTTTGTGAGAGAGCTCAAATAAATAAGGCTTGGAATATTGGTTTAGAAGTTGCTGGAGAAGCAGATGTTTTGATAATAAATGATGATTTAGTTATGCCAATGGATTTAATTAAAAGACTTAATTATGTTTTAAATGAAGCTAATACTTATTGTGTAGTTCCAGAAACTGTAGGTAGAGAATTTAGTTGTCCAGAAATAAATATGGAATTTAAACCTTTTAATACTGAAGCTCCTTCTCCATCAAAAGCAGACTGGATGCCAGGATTTTGTTTTGCATTGAGTAAAAAATGTGTTCAAGATGTAGGTATGATAGATGAAGGTTTTGATATTTGGTTTGGAGATACTGATTATGAGCAGAGAATTAAATTAAAAGCAGAAGAGAACCACAAACCTGCTATTGTTAAAGAAAGAAAGGCTTTTGTTTATCACTTTGGTGGTAAATCCCAAAAATATAAAGATAAGCAAACCTTGGCAAAGATTGCCAAAGATAGAAGTTATTATTATGAAAAATATCCAGCAACAAGTAATTGATACAAACATGGCAAAAAAAATTAGTGTAATCGTTACTTGTTTTAACCTTGAAGCTTACTTAGATGAATGTATTGATTCTATTGTCCAGCAAATTTATAAACCTTATGAAATAATTTTGGTCCATGATGGTTGTAAAGAAACTGCTAAAGCCTATGCTGGAGTTACAACTATTTTTTGCGATAAGAATAAAGGAGTTGCTGCTGCTAGAGATATGGGATTTAAAATTTCTACTGGTGATTATATTGTTTTTTTTGATGGTGATGATGTTATGCCTTTAAATTTTCTGATGCAAATGGCTCATACTGATGCAGATGTAGTTTATCCAAATTGTGTAGTTTGGGCTGGATGGGGAAATTCTGGTATGGACAATGTTTGGCATGAAGCACCTAATAAAATTAAACTTGAAGAAATGTATAAAAGAAATGAAGTTCTTATGCCTTCAATGTTTAAAAGAGAATGGTATGACAAAGTTGGTGGGTTTGATAGTGAATTACCTTTATTTGAAGATTGGGCTTTCTTCTTAGAAATGTTTTATCAAGGTGCAGTCTTTAAAAAATCTTATGCCTTTATCTACTATAGACAAAGAACTCAAAGTAGAAATCACCAAAAAGAAGAATTGAAAAAGAAAATTTATGAACAAGTTAGAAATAAATACCCTCCGATTGAGAAAAAAATACCCTCAAAACGTAGTTGAGTGGTAACATAAATGTATGGATGACAAAAAAAAAGAAAAAGGTTTAGTATCGGTAATCAGAAATAGGATTACCTCCTTAAAATCAACTCATACAGATTACTTTGATAATGCTGATGCTTTTTATCAAATGTATAGAAGTGCTATGCAATTTGACGATTCCTACCCATGGGATTATCAACTAACAGACCCACTAATTTTCTCTTTAGTAAGAAACATAATGTCTAGGTTGAATCCAGAAAGAATGAAGATAGACCTTAATCCGACTTCAGAAGTGGCTATGCAAGTAAGAGATACTAATATGAAGCTATTGGAATGGGAATTACGAGAAATAAATAAAACCTTAGTCTTTTACCGAGCTATGTGGAGTGGTCTTATTAAAGGAAGATGTTATATGGAAACTGGTTGGAAATATGAACCAGCAGTTAAGGTTAGAATTTCAGAAGATGGGAGCGAAGAGCAGATAGAAAAGGTTTACCGAGATATTATTAATCGGGCTGATGTAAAAAATGTAAGATTTGAAGATGTTTATGTACCTAATTTAAACGAACCTGATATTGAGAATCAACCTTATATTCTTCAAAGAGTTTGCATGACTTATGGAGAAATGTTGCGAGATAACGAGATTAAACCTACTTGGAAAGTTGAAGCATTGGAACATATTAAAAAAGAAAAATCATTTTCTAATAAAGTTGATTATGGAGATGATTTTCAAGATGAATCTTCAAGAAATGACGAAACCGAAGATAAGGATGATAATTCAATCAATGGACAATATGTAAAGATGATTAAAATGCACACTAAAGAAAATAATATCTATTATATTCTTGAAGATGAGCAATATGACAAAATTTTAAATGAAGATACAACTAATCCTCATTGGCATGGACATTATTCTTTAATCTCTTGGACACCATTCCCAGAAGATTATCGTTGGTTTACTATGGGTATTGTACAACCTCTTGCTGACCTTTCTATTGCTTCTAGCTCTGTACTTAATCAATATTTAACTAATAATAGAAAATCTGCCAATCCTATGTGGCTAGTTGGTGCTGATGGAGCTCAAACTCCTGATTATCAGTTTGTTAATCGTCCTGATGGAGTGATTAAGATTGCGGGTGATGTTAATCAGATTAAACAGGTGACTTCGGTGGATTCTACTAATACTATGTTGGCAATGAGAAATCATCTTGGAGATACTTTTGAAAAGGCGGCTTCTATGTCTTCTTTGTATTCTTCTGGTGTAGGTGATGGTGGTGGGGTTAATAAAACTGCTGGTGGTGCAAGGATTATTTCTCAAAATATAGATGCTAATATGCAACTACTTTTGAGTTTATTTGCTTCTCAACTTCTTAATAAGATTGGCGACCACTTCCTAGAACTAAATGCTCAATACATTACTGAAGAACAAGTAGTCAAAATTACTGGAGAAGAAGGTTACAGCTTTGTTAAGATTAAACCAGAAGAAGTTTCTGCTAATTTTGATGTCTATGTTAATCCATATACCATTGAAAAAGTAACTCCTCAAGTTAAACAGGCTGCTTTAATGAATTTGAAATCTGTAATTGACCAAGAACAACAGATTAAGATTGACAAAGGACCAATTTGGAAAGCATTATTTGCTTCTTATCCAGAAATTGAAGGTATGGACAATATGATTTTAGACCCAAATGTTCAAGCTAATGATTCTATAAATGCTTTGATGAAGGGAGTTATGCCTGAAATAGACGATAATATGGACTTTAAGGTTGTTAGACAAAAAGTTCAATTATTTATGATTGAAAATCAACAGCAACTATCTGATGAACAGGTAATGCTATTTTCTGAATATGTAGATAAGCTAACTAATTGGATGAAGACACAACAGCAATTATTCACCGCAGAATTACCGCCACAGCAACCACAACCTACTAATATGGAAGACTTGCTAATGTCTATGGAACAAACTGGGGTTAAGGATGGTCCACAGCAACCATTTACTATACCTGCTGACCAAATGTAATGATGGATATAAGAGTTTTTTTAAAAACTACTATAGAGAATACTGCTAAAGCAGTAGTAAGTGCCTTGAAAAATGGGTTGTTTTCTGTTGAGGTAAAAAATCTCCCAAAAGTTACAGAGATTTCTGGTAAGGTTAATGTTCTTAACTTAAAAGATATTGAAATTTCCTATCAAAAAATCAGAGAGATGTTTGATGATTTGAAAAAGAATCTCCCTACTACTGTTAAAATAGAGAATTTTCCTGAATTTCCAGAGTTCCCCAATTTCCCAGAGCCAGAGAAATTTCCTGACAAAATTAAAACAGAAGTTACTAATGAGATTACGGTTAAGGAATTT